ACATTAAGTGTGCCTGCCTGATTTTCTATATCAGGTATGATCTTTGATACAAAAGAAAAATCGTTGCCCTCTCCTATTTGCACCACTCCTGATTTTACAAAAGCTGTTATGGCTTGACCGTCTGCATCATTACCTGTTTCATGTAAAAACACTTGTGTGGCTCCATCAGTGAGCCCTGATATAACCTCATTGTTAGCAATTGTACTCTCAAGATACTCCGTCGCTAGGGGGTTGTCATAAACCTCTCTATCTGTCCAAGTTGTTCTAGATAAAGTGCCAGTCCACCATGTGCCTTCTAGATAGTTATAAGCAACTATAGCATTTATTTGATCTGATCCTGTTCTATTATAAAACCACATTATTTCATTAAACTCACCATTGTGCCCTGCAAAAGCATTTTCAGAACCTGTTTGATTTATATTATTAAATACAAACTGCTCTACTGTGCAAGGTAGTTTTTTTACAGAACCATCAAACAGAAAGAATGAGTCTTGAGACATCCAATAACTTACGCCATTAATATCCACACCTGCATGACTACCTACAATACCACAATTTTGACCTAGTTGCCTCAAACCAAAAGTAAAAGGCGGACCTATAAATTGCAAAGCATGTAAAGAGGTATCAGTCCATACTAGAATCTGTCCTCTCGATCTTTCTGCGGCCACGATCCGTGATCCGTCAGCTATGCGTAATGAACCTGCAGTATTCTCTGCGGTTGGTTGATACGTATTTCTATCCTCTTGATTTGAAAATCTAATTAATAAATCGTCTTGAGCATTAGTGCCACCAATTGTGGGTTGAGTGCCCATAAATAAAACATGTCTGTCTGGAGTAGATACCAAACTTATCCTTGATTTAGTTGGTGCATTAGTTATCGCAGTAGCTCTTGTAGTCGTACCATCATCAGGATCCCACTCGAAAGCCCCGCCATTAAGCACAGTAGCTATTAAAATTTGACCAAAGTTATCTAAAGACCATTGTCTAGCTTCTAAAGTCACAGTTGATGTTGTTGATGGAGTTCCCCAAGTTGAGCTACCCCAAGTATCTGTTCCCCAACCAAAAGCAGGCACAGAAAATTCTGGACCAATCGAAATTTGATATTTAGCATTACCGGTGCCTCCTCCGCCTGAAGTTGATCCAGAAGCAGCAGACGTGGCTGTTACGACATAATTATTATTATCTGTGATAGACGTTATTTCAAACTCTTTATTCATATCTAATCCGTCTATTGCTGAAAAAGAATCAAATGTTACAAAGTCCCCTTTAACTGCTCCATGACCAGTATCTGCAACAGATACTGAGGTTGTTCCATCAGTGGTAAAAGGATTAGCTAGACTACTTGTGGTTTTTCTTAATGGTGTTATATCAAAAGCAGAGCCCTCTTCTATGACATAAAGTTTTCTATCTGTACCTATAACATTGTATCTGGTGCCATCTAATGCTACATAATTATGCATGTCCCTTGCAGCACCGATTAAGGTCGTAGATATAAATTTTTCCCACCCTTTAATTTTTTGTGCAGAACCTTGAAAAAAACGCACCATGTCTCCATCGGTCCATTTACCCTGACCTGTATAATCAGTGACTTCTTTGTTTATTCCTGGTGCTGGTCTAAAATTTACTAAAGGCATTTTTAAAATATATACTACAAATAAACTATTTCCAAGATATGTTAAAACCCATTGAAATTCTTTCTTTTTCTCCTGTATGAGCATTAACACTATGTTTACTCATACCAGGAAACAAAATAAGCATATTACTTTTAAGCTGTATTGACTCGTTAAAGTCAGGTAAATTCATATACGTTGGTGATGGCACGTCAAAATAAAAGGCGCCCGACCATGCACTAGGGATATGTATATGCTCTGTCGTAAAATTATTATTTTTATGAACCATACCCCAAGCCTCAGTCATATCGAATGTAACAGGAGAATTTGGTGTTGGAGTTCTCAACTTATATATATTTTGTAAAGTGTGTAAAATTCTAAGATGAAAGTTTTTCATCTCCTCCATTTTCAAAAGTTTAGTCCAATCTGTGGCCTTAGCTTTAACATTTTGTAAACTCTCAAGGTCTGATTTTAAAGTTTGGTCATGCACTAACTTTTTTAAATATTCTAAATAGTCTTTGTTATATAAAAAATCTTCGCAAATATAAATACTTCCTATTGCATTATGTGATGTTTGTATTAAAGAAATGTTCATCTTATTTTTTTTTTGCTACTAAAGCACCAACGTGTCCCTTATATGCACGATTTCCAAAGTGAGTTAATGGCATAGCTAAGTCTGCCCATATTTCACCACCACACTCTTGCCACAATCTAGAAAAATAATAATCTTCAGATAAATATCTTTTTTGACCGGCCGTCATGTACGGGCCAACTGCAAACAAATCATAACAATTGTCTGACTTGTAATGTTTACCATTAACTATTTGATCTGTTTCATATTTTCTTTCTGGAAACTTTTTAAACATAGTTCTAAATACATTTCTCTTTACAAGCATCATACCTGTGGCAGCCTCATTAACTTTAAAAAAACCGTTTTCTCCTAATAATTTTTCAGGATTATCAAAATTAACATTATATCCTAAAGCTTTAGCTTCTATCTCTTCAATCGAAGCATCTGGGCTCTCCTCTAAAATTCCTTTTAGTTTTTCTAAATGTAAATGTTTTCTAGGATAAATACCACAAACTACATCTTTATCTGCACACAATAGTCTCTCAATATTTTTCCACGAGAAACCTATGTCTGCGTCTATAAACAAAAGGTGTGTAGCAACAAAATCTTGTTGATCCATCATCATAGACACAATAGTATTTCTAGCTCTTGTAATAAGACTCTCATTTCCCATTGATTGTAATCTTAAACCAACATTAGAGGCCACTGATAATTGTTGTAACTCCAACAAGCCGTGCATTGTAGGTTCAGTTAAAAGACCGCCGTACATCGGCATACCTAAGAATATTTTAAAATTTTGATCTTTTAATTCTTCTGGTTTTATCATTTTCTACCTTTCAAAAAAATTTGTAATTTCTTTTAAATTTTTACCATTAACATAATTTAATTGATAATCAGTTAAATGGTTCGTTATTTGTTGTTTTTCTATTAAAGTCCAATTTGGCATTTTCTTTATTAATTCTAAACGATATTGAATTTTTGACAACCTATCAACAACATAGGGTTGTTCTTCAATTTTACTATTATCTATTACTAAGTGGTTGGTTCTATCAATATATTTAATCCAGTTAATGTGATACTCAGTCCATAATTCTATAGCTTTAGGTAGACTCCATCTTTCTTCTTGACTAGAGATTAACAAATTAACATCATGATAATCTGGGTATTGATTTAATTTAGATTGATTTATAAATTGAAGTCCATCTTTTATCAAATAGTTTAGCCACTCAGACAAAGGTCTATAAGTAAATATAAGAGGAGTGTTTTGAAAAAGGTTAGCGGTGGCTTTTTCAGCATCAGCATTGTGCATCCATGACCAATGCCCAGAATCATTCTTATTATTATTTTCGTTAAAAAAATTTACTCCAATTAAATTTTTAACATAATTTGTTCCAGATTCTGGTATACCAAATATATAATATTTCATTTGTAATTTTTCTTTTTCCAAAATATTTTTTTATAGTTATCAACATAATTTCCAAAAGCCTTTAAATACTTTAATCCTTTTTTTTCTAATTCTTCCTTAGTTTCTTCAACACATTCCATTTTCCAACTATCTCTTTTGTAAGGCATAACTAATACCATGGGTGTGCCTTGTCGCAACATTACTTTTTCATTATAAAAATTTGTCCAATAAAAAGGGAAGTTAATGTTTAAATTGAACGAGTCGGTATCAACCACCCCATCAATTATCTTAAACGGATAGTTTCGATTAAAAGGTTGAGTGAATATACAACTGTATCCCGGTGGAGTTTTAATTATCCAAGGGCAATTAAACTTAAACACTGCCTCTACTGTTCTTCGGTTGTACCTTATTTCATTTGGAACTTGTTGGCTTATATGTGTTGTTACTTCAAAATCTTGTGCCTCTGACTGTAATATTGTTTCATTTATTTCAAAAAAAGCTTTTTCATTTTCTTCGTCATATCTATAGGAATAATCTATAGGGAAAGGAATTATATATCCACATGTTAATGCATCTAAAAATGGTATGCATTTTTTTAAAGTTTTTCCTCGCAAACCTTGACTATTGTCAAAATAAGTTTGCATATTTTTATACTCTTTAGGTATGTGTAATAAAGAGGGTTTAGGATTTGGTATAGAATCTTTATATTTAGATATGAATTTTATTTTTTTGTCTAACACTACTTTAAAAGAGATTTTCTTTTATCATACTTCCATTCTTTGTAAGGCCCCTCTTGATCAACATAATGTAAAAAAACCATCATATAATGATCGTGTTCACAAATTTCTCTCCAATGTAATTTATCCATGCCTTTGAAAATTAAAGCATTATTCTGTGACATAGGGTATTTGCCGTCAATTCTTAATCTTGTAAGCTTTTCTTCTTTATCAAAATACTTGTAATCTGAGGTTTGATCTTTTTCCCCAATAAATATTTCATAAGGTTTATCAATAGGATCTGCACCTAAACAAAGCGCAACTGTAAACTCACAAGATTCTCTATCGGTATGCACAGGTAAATCTGAACCCTTATCATAAATTCTAAAATAAGAATATGTGGGCCATAATTTTTTACCAAGATTTTGTTCTATGACAGGTGTAGACATATCAAGCAACACTTCCATTAAATTCTCTGCGTGTTCTCCTATTAAAGAGTTGGCTTGTGTGTCAACTTTAAATTCTTTTTGTTTTCCAAACTTCATAATCAAATAACTATATGTCAAATTTAAAATTTCATCTGGTAAAAATTTTTCAATAAACAGTGGCTGCATTATTGAATCCAACCAACTATGGCATATCGGCTGCCTGATTTAATTTTATTTACTTGATGAGGAAATAAGAAACTAGAAGGAAAAGCCACTATATCTCCAGTATTTTGAGGATATTGTTTATGATCATTTTCAACGTTAAAAACAAATTCTCCTCCCTCAAAATTATTATTTAAATTAATAGAGATTGATAATTGTCTATCAGTGCATTTAGATCCTGCGTCTACATGAAATGAATATCCTGCATCGTAGTTATTTGAATCATACTTTAATAATTCTAATTGGCTGATTTTTTCAAATGCAAAATGTTTGTTTCTTTGTTTATATATATCTGCTATTTCAAAAAACTTTGATTGAATATAATTACTTACTATTTTTTTTCCTAAGGTGTCAGTGTTTAACATATCCTGTTTTAAACAGTTCCTTATATTTTTATCTAAACCACCAACAGTTAAAGCATCCTCAAAAGAATCTTGAAAATATAGTATTACTTTTTTACAAATATTTTCAGGAATAAATTTTCTTATTTCTAAAATATGATCTTGCACTTTAATAAGTGATACTATGACCTGAAAGATAATTATTTCTAGCTGTATCCGCGGCAGTTGTTGCTGCAGTTACTGCAGCAGAGTCATCCTCTGCACCTGCATCAGAGTGAGCACTATATGTTGAGTCGTAATTAGTTTTCCAAACGTCCTCAGCTTCTGCTCTTATAACAACATTTGTTACCCAAGATGGTAAAGATGAAATAGAGTCATTATCTCTATTATCTGTGTATTCAATGTGACCAGTGTTGGTCGACGCATCCCACTGTAATGCATGTATTTCTGAATTTATCTCTGTGTGTGATCTTAAATTGTAATAAACTTTATCATCAAAATAAACATCAGACTCGGTGTTACCAGTGCCCTTCGCAGGGCCATCACCTTCTAAGGAGCCACCAGCATCAAAGATGATAGTTAGTCTAACGTTGACTGTTGTATTATTTACTGTTGTTGCCATCTTTTTTTACCTTTTTAGTTGTTGCCTTTTTAGGCTTCTTATTAACTTTTACCTTATTATTACTAAGTTGTCTAATGGTTTCATCTTCTAAATTAGGGTTATTATCTCTAATGGCGTCTTGATGATTGCCTAATAATTCAAAGATGCTATGTGCATTTATCATTAAATTTTTCGCTGAATCACTACTTTTAAAAATATTTTCCATGGCTGCATTAGATTTGACCATTTCATTTCTAAAAGATTCTGTAGCAGCTTGTGTTCCCATCATATGCTTTGAGTTCTCAACTAAAAGCAAAGGAATCCAGGCTATTGAACATCCCCATTCTTGAACTGTCGCTCCCGTCTGTGGGTGATTGCCTTGAAGCATATTGTACCAAACACATTTATGTTTAATGCATTTCTTCTTAAGAAGAGGACACGTCCCATCGGGGTCGAATATTGGCATTAATCTTTATTAGCTACAATTACGTTTGCGTATTTTACATTCATATTAGGCATGGAAATTGTCCCACCTAAAGAAGAACTTGAAACAGTGAATGGGTGTGTATGAGATCCTCCACCACCAGCATTTTGTGTAGATGTTTGAGTGTTTGGGTTTCCTTGGTTACCCATCGGAGAAACTCTAAAATCAACCGCACTACCCATAGGTGTAGGTAAGAATACATTTTGGACGTGATTATGAGATGCAATTTCTGGGGTTGAAAGTGTTTTGCCTCCAACTGAACCTGATACTGAAACAGTAGCACTTGTAGTATCAGTGTTCCTTGAACTTGCAAAAGTATCATAGAAAGAATCAGCACCACCTGTGCCTCCGCCTGAACCAACTACGATTGACATGGCAGTATTTGCTAGCGCGGTGCCAGTTTGTTTGGTCCAACCTGTTGGAGCAGAAGCTTGATTAAATATCATTGATGTAGACGAAGGGAAGGGATCAATACCTT